TTTACATACCCAACCAAGACACAATAAACAAAGCACTGGGATTATAAACCATGGCAGATGGATTAAGTGCGGCTCAACAAAAGAGACTCAACCCAAACACAGAAATACGTCCTGACGGGGCAAAAATCGCACGTAGTAACGGTGAAGATGTAGTTATACCTCCACAATTTGTACAACAGATACAAACAGGATTAGGCACATCTGCTACAATTACAGGATTAACAAATCAGTTTCACAGTGACTTGAACAAAATAGAAGAGACTTCAGAATCTATATCTAAGTCTACTATAGACCCAGGCGCAGAGCCAGCAACAGAAAATTCTAACACTACAGTAGATCCTGAAAACACCGTTAGACCCAATCCTTTGAACAAGTTTATGAATTATACCTATAACATTAGATTTGGTATAATGACCCCTGCTATGTTAAACGAGTTTAATGAAGGCAACTATGCCGCATTAAATCAAAACATACTAATGGGATCAGGAGGACTAGATTCTAGCCAACGAGCAAAATATTTTGATGCTGATTTTTATATAGACAACTTATCAATTAACACATTAATAGGTTTGAATCAAAACACCGGCGGCGCAAATGCCACAGAATTATCATTCACAATCACTGAGCCATCGGGTATAAGTTTTTTTAATAGACTACTGGCACTTTGTGATTCTTTAAAGGTTCCAAGTTACTTGGATGTACCTTATTTTTTAAATATTCAATTCTTTGGTTATGACAATATAGAAGACCAACACGAACAAGTTGCATTTGATATACCTTATATCATTCCTATTAAAATGACAGAAGTAACAAATAGTGTTACGTCCAGCGGTGGCGAGTATAATGTTACTGCTGTATCATTCGCTGATTCTGCTTTGTTTTCAAATGAGATCAGTTTGCATAAAATGTTTAAAAGCAGAGCAAAAACTGTTGGCGAGTTTTTTGATCAACTTGAGGTAGCCTATAACAAACACTATGAAGACGCATTACAAGAACAACAACAAAGTAATGCAGATTTGCCTTTTAACGAAGATTTTTATCACACAATAAAATTTGAGATACCTGATGAAATTAGAAATTCCAGTTTACGATTTAAACAGGAAGTTAAGACAATTGAAACAGCACCTTGCTCACCGCCAGGCTCACCGTTCCCAGGAATACAAGCGGCGGTTGTTTCACATAACAGTAAATCTCCTTGCTTTGTAGACGAGTATTTGATAACAAAGGAAAAAGGATCCAATATTATTAATATAATTAACGATGTTATCATACAAAAAAGTAATTATATTAAGGGTCAAAAAATTGATCCGGAAGAAATAAAAAACATTAATAAGGAACCTGATCCGGAAATACGAGACAAAAGACTAGCAGAATTTGCGCAAAAAAATAAAAAGCCATTGAAGTGGTTCCGTATTAAAACAAAAAAGAAAATTAAACAGTACAATACTACAATGCAACAGTATGCTAGGGACAATACAATTATTGTAGAAACTTACGAAGTGAATAACACTACTGTTCCTAGTTATCCAGGTTGGGGTGAAACTAAACCACTTAAAGAATACAATTATATCTATACCGGACAAAACGATGTAGTATTAAGTTTTGACATACAGTTTAATGCACTTTTTTATCAGTCTATGCTCCCTAATCCAAATCAAATGAGAGAAGCATCGGGAGATACTGATAAGACAGGAGAAGGCAAAACAAAGTCAGATCTAACTAATGCACAAGACGCAGAACAAAGTTCAGGAAGCATTCAGCCTGCTGTGACTGATTCTGTTGGCGCAAGCACCGCGGATCTCAGAGGAGTAGATCCAGGGGACTACGAGCAAGTCGCTGACAGTATATTAAAACAAAATTTATATGCAAATGCCCGAGGAGACATGATAAGTGTTAATTTACAAATCATAGGCGACCCTGAATACATACTGGGATACAATGATAATGATTTCTCTGATGACGAGACAGCTGAAAATGTAAGTCTATTGCGTCTCGCTAAAGAAATTAATGCTTATATAAATTACAAAACTCCGCAAGACTATGATGAAGAAACAGGTATGTTGGTACAGTCTGACGATCCTGCGTTTTTCGATAATGCTATCAGCGGAGTTTACAAAGTGGTACAAGTTACTAACAATTTTAGCGGTGGGCAGTTTACACAAGACATAGAAGCATTGAGACTGTTTAATCAACCTGGCAAGTATACGAAGAAAGCCAACAAGACAGAGCAAAGTGGTAGTGCAACTGATAATGTTACTGGTGCAGGCGGTGCAGATCAACTAGGAACTGACAACACACTACAAGCAATTAGAAGTGGGGCAGGACCGAGCCAAGGTGCTGTAGCAAAATCATTAGCTGATGCCGCAGTGATAGATGGTTCGTTGTCAACAAATATACAGAACCAAGTCACTCAACTTGGTGCGGTGATTAATACCGATAACCCAACAAGTTTTAACCCGTCGGCTAGTATAGCACAGAGCAATGGCTCTAGTGTATTTGCTGGATTAGCGGCTAGTAATAACGCAAAACCAGCAACAGTTACTACAACGCCTCAACAAACATCATTAACAGAAGCACAAAAACGTGCAATTCAAACAGGAAGTTTCAAGACAGGATTTAATCAATAATGGCAGTCAATAACATACAAAAATTTGCTAAACTTAAAAATTTAGATACAGTACAAACAGGAGACTTACTAAATCCTGGTCCTTATGTTGGAGTAGTTAAAAACAATGTAGACTACAATAGGATGGGAAGACTGGAAGTTTATGTTCCTTTACTAGGTTCTAGTGATCCCGCAGATCCAGATGGTTGGATAACATGTCAATACCTAAGTCCGTTTATGGGATTTACAAACATGGATCAACCTTCAGATCAAGAAGTATATGATGCTGTCCAGCAAAGTTACGGACTTTGGATGGTGCCGCCTGATGTTGGCATTAGAGTACTAGTTATATTTGCTGATTTAGATCCCAATAAAGCATTTTGGATTGGATGCGTACCTGAACCTTTAAAACATCACATGGTGCCTGCTATTGGCGCACGTAATTATAGTGATGGGACAGGCACACCGATCGACTTTAGCATGGCAGAGGAAAATGTAACTCTTCCGGCATTACAAGAATCTTTAGAACAACATTTTACCAATGGCGGCGGAATCTCAGACGTAAGATTTCCTACCAGCGAGATACAGTTTAAAACTGTTAACGATATCAAAGACTTTTATGCAAAACCTAGACCAGTGCATGAAGATATCTTTAAACAACTTTGTCTACAAGGTACACAATTAGATATAGTTAGAGGCCCTATTACTTCTAGCAGTCAACGTGAAACACCTAGTCAAGTATTTGGTCTTAATACTCCTGGTAGACCACGTAAAGATATTGCAACAGATGTTAATTTAGTTAATAAAATTAAAAACGGAACTATTGAGGCCGACGAAGTCAGTGACTATAGTAGACCTGGTAAAACTTCTAGACGTGGCGGACATAGCATAGTATTAGACGACGGTAATATTATTGGTGAAAGTAATTTGATGCGTTTCCGCACAGCACGTGGTCATCAAATACTAATGCACGATACAGAAGAAATTATCTATATTCAGCATGCTAACGGCATGAGCTGGGTAGAGATGGATGCATCAGGTCAAGTTACAGTTTATGCCAGTAATAGTGTTAGTGTTCGTAGCGGACAAGACATTAACTTACATGCAGATAGGGATATTAATTTAAACGCAGGCAATGACATCAAGATGCGCAGTAAGAAAAAGATCAAAACAGAAACAGATCAGATGTACATTAAAACGTTTAAGGAAACAAATTGGGAAACTAAGAAAGATTTAACTGTGTTAGTAGGAGGAAGTATTGCTATCAACAGTGGTGAGAGTGGCGGCTGGAACTGTGGCGGTGATACAAATATCACAGCGGCAACAATTAACTTAAACAGCGGCCCTGGACCTCAAAGTCCCAAAGTTGAAGACATTCCTAAGTTTGAATACACAGATGTTAAAGCAGAGGATAGTATTGTTTGGAAAGAAACAACAGACGAAAAGGATGAAATAGAAAGTATCAATCCTATTATTCCAACACACGAGCCTTATCCTCGTAGAGTTAAACCAAAAACTGTAGAACAAATTGCAGAATTTTATAGGAAACTATTGTAATGGATATAAGCAAACTGTTTAGCGATTTACAGTCGCAAGTTGGTGGCAATCAGGATAAGATTAAAACAGCTCTTTCCAGTGCTAACGTGCCACAGGATGCATTCAAAGACTTGAGTAAACAGTTTCCTGGACAAGTAAAAGGGTTAGGGTCTACATTTAGCAGTGCGTTCCCACAGCAGTCTGGTGCAATTGGTTCGCAGTTAACTTCTACCTTGCAATCAGCAAATATACAAGAAGTGTTTAGTAGTAGAAGTGGCGAACTAAATGCGTTCTTAGGACAAGGTGGCGCAGACAAGATAAGCGGCATCTTTGACAATGTGCAAGGAATGGATATACAAGGTAAGTTTGATCTTGCAAATGAAAAGTTTGCAGACATCAACTTTGGAGAAAAACTAGGTGACGTTAACACTAAGTTTGAAGCAGGTATGGCAGAACTTAGTACAAAACTTAGTTCAGGCGAAGTTCAAGCCGCACAAAAGAAAGCATTTGAAAAGTTTAAAGATATCGATGTTGAAAAGATGTGGACAGAGGCTCAAGAAAAAGTTGAAGCCATTTCTACACAAATTAACATACAAGATAAACTTAGTGGGATGTTCCAGGAACTTCCTGAGTTGCTAGAACAAGCAGATGACAAATTAACAGGACTGTTAGAAGGCGGTATTGATATACCATTTGAAGAAATGGCAACTAAAGCTCAAATGAACATAGACAAGTTAGCAAAAGATGGATCATTGTCGGAGTTAGGCAATATGAGCAAACTGCAAATGGACGGTATGATGACGCAAATGGGTAAGTTTAATACCGGATTTGGTCCAGATAGATTCAGTGAAATGTTTGGCGATGGTATCGGTAAGTTTAACATGAATCCTCAAATGTTAGAGGATGCAGGATTTTTACAAAAAGGACTGGCTGATAAGTTTGCTAGTGGTGCATTAACCAGCGGAGATATTTTTAATAATCCTGCAAGTTGGGTAGGTGGCGGCAAAGGCCCTGCTAACTTACAAAGTTTTTTAGGCAATCCCTTAGCACAACATCAAGGATTTATGGCAGGCATGACAAAACAATTTAGCACAATGACAAAATCAGGCGCTTTACTCCCTGGAGACAGCGCAGAAGCACAAGGCGGAATGTTGGCAATATCTAGCAAACTTGGACCTACAGTGGCAAAAGCATGGAGACAAGATAACATTGCAAACATAGCAAGTTCGGTTAGATCATCTGTGCCTAACTTAGAAGCACAAGCAGATAGACTATTTCAAAACGGTAGATTTGGAATAAGCGTATTAGGAGCGAAAAAATGACAATATACAGAGGATTTAGTACATTAATTAATCAGCGTAAAACTAGATTAGCAGACTATGAACTTGCTAAACAAGACTTAATTAATCACTTCCATATCCGTAAAGGTGAGAAGTTACACAATCCTAACTTTGGTAGCAATTTATGGAGTGTTGTATTTGACCCATTAACTGCTACAAGTAAGCAGGCTATTATAGATGACGTAAAGGCCGTTGTAAGTTATGATCCTAGGATTAATGTTACCGACGTCACTATAGTTGAATATGATCAAGGCATACAAATAGAGCTTGACTTAGAATATGTTAATTCAGATTTTACAGATCAAATTAAACTGCAATTTGACCAAGCAGATCAGAGCTTGACAGCAATATAATAGCAGTTTTTAACGGCAATAAATACTAAAAGGTACACTTAATATGGCGATTAATGAACGACAAGTAGGGCTTTTAGCCGCAGAAGACTGGCAAAAAGTTTATCAAAGTTTTAGGGAAGCAGACTTCCAGAGCTATGACTTTGCGACTTTACGCAAGTCTATGATTGATTATCTGCAACTTTACTATCCTGAGGACTTCAACGACTTTGTTGAGAGTTCAGAGTACATTGCCCTAATAGATTTAATCGCATTCATGGGACAGAGTCTAGCATTTAGAGCAGACTTAAACACCCGTGAAAACTTTATTGATACAGCAGAACGCAGAGAAAGTATTCTACGTCTAGCAAGACTAGTTAGTTATACTCCTAAGCGTAGTATTCCTGCTTCGGGCTTTTTAAAGTTTAATTCGATAGGAACTACAGAATCAGTAAATGACAGTAACGGTAAAAACATTAGTAATACTGTTATTAATTGGAACGACACAAGTAATCCAGACTGGCAAGAGCAGTGGAATACTATTTTAAACTTAGCAATGATATCGGGACAAAAGGTAGGTAAGCCTGGTAACAGTCAGACACTTAATAGTGTTAAACATGACGAGTACGCATTTAGAATTGATAACACAAGTTTACCGGTATTTCCTTTTAGTAAAACAGTTGATAATGTAAACACTAACTTTGAATTAGTTAGTCCTACAACACTTAATCAACAATATGTTTACGAAGAAAACGTTGGTCCAGATGGCACATTCCAAATTTTATACAAGAATGATAACTTAGGTAACGGCAGTAACAACACAGGTTACTTCTTTTACTTCAAGCAAGGTTCTATGGGAACTATTGACTTAAACTTCGATGAAAGTTTAGTTAACAGAGTAACAAATATTAATATCTCAAATATTAACAATAACGATCTGTGGTTGTACAGTTTAGATGATGATGGTAATTTACAGGACTTGTGGAATCAAGTTCCTAGTGTCGCTAACGCAAACATCATTTATAATAGTGACACTTCGGCAAGCCGTAAAGCATACCAAGTAACTACTAGATTAAACGATCAGATTAACTTAGTGTTTGGTGACGGCGCCTTTTCAGAAATACCTCAAGGCAGATTTAGATTGTTCTATCGTATCTCAAACGGTTTGACATATCAGATCACACCAAACGAATTACAAGAAGTAACCTTTAGTGTAAACTACGTCAGTAAGCGTGGAAGACAGGAAACACTTACTATTGTTGCAAGTTTAGAGTACACAGTTACTAATGCAACTGCAAGAGAAAGTGCCGACGACATTAGACTTAAGGCACCACAACAGTATTATACACAAAACAGAATGATTAACGGTGAAGATTATAATATCTTCCCATTTACTGCATTTAGCGACTTGGTTAAGTCTAAAGCAGTTAATAGAACAGCAAGTGGTATCAGCAGATTCTTAGATGTAGCTGACACAACAGGAAAATATTCTAGTACAAATGTATTTTGCCAAGATGGTATGTTGTATCGCAGAGATAATAATAAAACATTTACGTTTGACTTTGTAACCAATGCAGACATATTAAATGCTATTAACAATCAAGTTAATCCTGCACTAGCAGAGCGTGAAACATTACATTTTTACTATGACAACTTCAACAGATATACTTTCCCTAACTTAGATTGGAATCAAAGTACATCAACAACTAATACTGCTACAGGATATTTTACAAACGCTACAACAGATGATCCACAGAACATTGGTAGTTTTGTAAACGATAACAGAAAGTATCTAACTGTAAACAGTTTAGTTAAATTTACTGCTCCAAGCGGCAAATACTTTAGTGTTGGCAACTTACTAAAAACTGGTACACCGAGTTTACCAGGAGATCGTACAGTTATATGGGCTACTATTACTAGTGTTGTTACAGACGGTACTAACGGTGGACTAGGTAATTTAGAAAATGGAAACGGACCAGTAACATTAAATGAACTAGTCCCAACCGACGCTGTTATGAGTCAGGTCATTCCTACATATAATAATCAACCAAGTGCAACTATTCAAAACTCAATAATAGAATTAATTAAAGTCTACGATGAGTTTGGTTTGGGGTATGACCAAGACACACGTACTTGGTATATTATTGCTGACGCAGATTTAGATTTAACTAGCGACTTTAGTTTAACATACGCACAAGATACAACCAGTGCAAGTTTAGATGCTAGTTGGTTGATGCATTTTAAGGCTACTAACCAAGTATACACAGCAACATATAGAAACTTAGAATACATTTATGAGTCAGAAGGAGAAACAAACTTCTACCTAGACGAAGCCGCCAAAATATATGATGCGTCAGTCAACAGCGTTGTAAAAGACAATATTAAAGTATTAAGAATCAACAGCGAGCCCGACAGCAGTGATGCGCTGACTACAGATGTTAATTTGCAGGTTTATAAAAACGTAGTTGAGAGTGATGGTTATGCTAATACAAAAAGACTACGTATTAGTTTTACTGACAGCGACGATGACGGGATCGCAGACGATCCAGACTTCTTTGAAACACTAGTCGCACCAGATACAAACCCTAACGATAAGAGAGTTTACTTTAAAACGTCAACGGATCAGTATAGTTTTAGTGATATTGAGCCATTAACTGCTAATACCGTAAATTACGATTTCGCTGACTTAGACGAAATTGAAGCAAACAAAAATGACTATCCTGATGAACAGATATTCTTTACTACAACTTCATTGAAGTTTTATCAACTTAATGTAGTTAGTGATGTTAAAGTTATAAGTTTACTGTCTGGTTATAGTTATTACACTGGAAGACAGAGCTTATACTTCCAGTACAGACACAACGCACCTGGATACAAGCGTATCGATCCTAGCCCAAGCAATATTATTGACTTGTACTTGCTAACAAACGATTATAACGACGACTACAGATTATGGGCACAAGACACAACAGGTAAGTTGACAGAACCAACAAGACCTACAGCAGAAAGTTTAAGATTAAACTATGCTAGTTTAGAAAACTACAAGAGTGTGTCTGACACTATTATTTTTAATAGTGCAAAATACAAGCCATTATTTGGTATTAAAGCAGATGCAGGATTAAGAGCTACATTTAAGGTAGTTAAGAATCCAAACGTTAATATTTCAGACAGCGAAGTAAGAGTACGTGTTGTAGAAGCATTAACAGAATATTTTGAGTTAGCTAACTGGGACTTTGGTGAAACATTTTACTTCAGCGAACTAAGTGCATACTTACACGCAGAGCTAGTTCCTTATGTTGCAAGTATTGTTATTGTTCCAGACAACGCAAATTATGGAAACTTACAACAAATTACATGTAACGCAGATGAAATTTTTATTAGTGTAGCGACAGTAGATCAGGTAGCAGTAGTACCAAGTTTAACAGCATCAAACTTAAAGTTAGGGTAATAAATGGCAGTTAGAACATTAGACTTTTTACCAGCAGTATTTAGGACACCAACGAATCAAAAGTTCCTAAATGCGACTCTTGAACAAGCAACAACAGAAGTTGATCTAAAAAGATTAAACGGATTTGTTGGACGTAAGTTCACACCTACCTTTAAATCATCAGACAACTATATAACAGAAGAGACTGCTGACAGAACAAACTATCAGCTCGAGCCTAGTGCAGTTGTTAAAGATGATGCTGGTACTGTAACCTTTGTTAACAACTATAATGACCTTATTGATTCCATTCAATACCATGGTGGTTTAATTAATAATCACGATAGACTGTTTAGTTCCGATGCTTATACATTTACAGGCGAGATTGACTTAGACAAGTTTGTCAACTTTGCTCAGTACTATTGGCTACCAACCGGACCAGATGCTGTTGATATTAGAACACAAACAGTTGCCACACAAGAAGATTATAGAGTAACTAGAAATTCACAAGTAAGCGAGTATGCATTTGCGGCATCGGGCGATGTGGGAATTGGATTAGAAAGTAATCCAACAATTTATGTATCACGTGGCGGAAGTTACACATTTAGAGTAGGACAGTCAGGTAATCCTTTTTGGATACAAACAGAAATTGGTACTACAGGTTTTAGATTAAACCAAGCAAATATTTCTAGTAGAGAAGTATTAGGCGTAGTTAATAACGGTGACGACGATGGCGTTATTACATTTAATGTCCCTCAAAAAACTGCACAAGACTTTTACATTAATATGCCTAAGGTTGACAATGTTGACTTGGCTTCAACTCTACAATACAAAGAGTTAAACAATCAGTTGTTGTCTACTGTGTTAGATAAGTTTGGTGGTATCGATGGTCAGCGTAACCTAGCAGACAAAACAGTTATATTTTTAGATATAGAAAGTGGTGGCTGGGAAACAGGTGGTGTGTTTGATAAAGACGGTGCACCTTATGACAGTGGCATTTACGACGAAGGGTATGAGCCAACTGACGATGAGAAGTATGGAATATGGAGAGTGTTCTTAGAAGGCAATCCTGAAGACCCTATTGTAACATTCAGACCATTAACAGAGATACCAACTAATCAAAAAGTACTAGTAAGAGAAGGTACTGCAAATGGTAATAAAGAGTTTTATAAATCGACCTCGGGTTTCTTAGAAGAGATCCCTGTTATTACTGCTATATTAGATACACTAGTTTACCAAGACGGTACTGATGGCGAACGTTATGGTACTATCAAAATTGTTGAACCTCAGGCAATATCTAACATTGATGTTGAAACAGATATTTTAGGAAAAGTAAATTATACATCACCTGAGAATGTTGTGTTTACCAATGGACTTAAAGTTAAGTTCGATGAAGGTGTTACACCTGCTGAATACGCAGGTAACAGTTATTATGTTGAGGGCGTTGGAACAGCGATTACTCTCACTGACGTAACAACTTTAGTTACTCCAGAGTCTTATATTGTTGACGAATCAATTGGTTTTGACATAGATTTATATGACACACAAGGATATGAGTCTAGCGCCAATGCACCTACAACACAAGACTACATTATATGTAAAAGAGACTGTATAGATGGCAATGCTTGGTCACGTGGCAACAGATGGTTCCATATAGATGTTATTAATGCCACTGCTGAGTACAATAACTTTACTCCGGTCATTGACCAAACTAGACGTGGCAAGCGTCCAATTATCGAGTTCAATAGTAACTTACAGTTGTTTAACTTTGGACGTCGTGCTAAAAAGCCTGTTGATATTATCGACACAGATACGTTAGATGCATTTACTAATGTAGAAGGATTTGCAAATTATACTGCTGACGGAGTTGTATTAGCAAACGGACACAGAATTATTTTTGCCGCAGACACAGACGACGATGTTAGAAATAAAATTTATGAAGTAACACTAGTTGATCCACAGAATGATGGCACACAGCAAGTACATCTAACTTTAGCAGACGATGGTGAAGTTGTAACAAATGAAACGGTGGTTGTAAAACTTGGTGCTAAAGGTGTAGGTAAACAATATTGGTACAACGGTACAACATGGATACAAGGACAACAAAAGACAGGATTTAATCAGGCTTGTAAATTTGATATATTTGATACCAACGGAAACAGTTTTTCTAATTCTAGTACATATCCTGGGACACAATTTGCAGGAACAAAAATATTCTCTTATAAAGAAGGTACAGGTATACCGGATACTATTTTAGACTTTCCATTAAGTTATAGAACTTTTGAAAGTGTTGGAGATATACTGTTTGATAACAACTATCAAATTGATACATTTGCAACAACCGCTAGTTTAACAAATAAAGTATCAAAAGGCTTCCTGCATGTCAATTCAGATATTAGTAACTACTCACTTGCTAATACATGGAGGAAAACAAGCACTGATACTAGACAGTTCCAAGTTTACAGTTATCCTTACAAAGGAAGTAACTTATTTCTTTATCCTGCAACAGAACTTGATAATATTGGAAGAAGAACATTAAAAGTTTTTGTAGGTAGTAAATTATTAAATGCAGATGAATATACTAAAGTTACTGCTAATAACAAACAGTATATACAAATTGATCTAAATGTTGAATTATCTAACAAAACTATAACAATATTGACGTTGGCCAACGATGTGTTAGAGAACACATATTATAAGATTCCTATTAACTTAGATAATAACAGTTTAAATCAAGAGTTCAACACAGTTACACTAGGACAACTTAGAAATCACTTCCAAGTTGAGTTTGAAAATTCTATCGGAACAACAGGAGCGTTTCCAGGCAGTAATAACTCTAGAGACATACAAGTTAATAAGAGCGAAGGTAATATTGTACAACACGCTAGTGGCATTCCTTATGCAATGTTGTTTACAGGCGATAAGTTGGCGAACTTCTTTGACGGTTTGGAATTATCGGCTAGAGAATACACTAACTTTAAAAACAAGTTTGTGCAAACCGCATATACATTAGAAGGTATAGAATTTCTGTCAACAGATGCTGCCGTTGATGCGATACTAACAAGCATTAATGAAGCCAAGACTGATTCTTTCCCTTGGTACTATAGCGACATGATCCCTGTTGGCAGTGACTATGTAGAGAACACGTATACTTGGGCTAGAGGTAATAGCAAGAGTTATAGACTTACATCAGTAGTTGATATGAATACACCGGGAGAACGTAGTGTACTAGTATTCAACAATACAACACAGTTGCTAAGATACAGAGATTATGATTTTAGTAGTGATGGGTTATTTGTAGAATTAACAACTTCGTATACTCCTACAGCAGGAGATGTTGTTAAAATTAGAGAGTATAATTCAACTGCTGGTAGTTTTGTTCCAGAAACTCCTAGTAAGATGGGATTGTATCCTAGTTACCAACCTAGATTATTAACAGATACAACATATAGAAAATCTACAACATTTATTATCGGACATGACGGAAGTTATACTCCGACTTGGGGTGATGCTAGAGACGACATCTTATTAGAACTAGAAAAGCGTATCTACAATAACATTAAAGTTAGATACAGTAAAGATAGGCTCGACATACATGATGTTCTGCCTGGTCAGTTTAGAACCACAGAATACACAAGAGCAGAATGTTTACAAATTATTGGTAGTGAGTTTGCTCGTTGGGCTGGTAATAACCAAATTGATTATACACAGCACGACTTTTTCTTAAGCAGTGATCCGTTTACTTATAACTGGAATCAAAGTGCTAGTGCAGTAGACGGCAGTGTGCTACCGGGCTTTTGGCGTGGCGTTTATAGATACTACTACGATACAGATACTCCACACTTAACACCTTGGGAGTGTTTAGGACTAGCAGAAGAACCAAGTTGGTGGGCAGACGCCTACGGTACTGCTCCGTTCTCAGCAGGTAACTTAGTGTTATGGGACGACTTAGAAGCAGGTTATATTAAAGAGCCTGGTAACGAGCGTTACGATGCACGTTATAAGAGACCAGGTGTAACCAAGTACATACCTATTAACGTATACGGTGAACTAAGAGCACCTAACGAGTTCTTAGTAAGATCATTTAACGGTAATTACGTTGAAAACAGTTTTTCTATAGGAGACGAAAGCCCAGCAGAAACAGCATGGATTAAGAGCAGTCATTATCCGTTTGCTGTACAAAAATTATTAGCACTAACCAAGCCGGCAAAGTATTTTGGTATTAATGCTAGAGTTAGCGCATACGACAAGAATACAAGTTTAGACCAGTTTGTATTGTCTACTACGAATTCTAGACTAACCAAAGACGATATTCAAGTTAACGGTTCTTTAGTTAATGGTGTGAGACAGTATACAGCAGGTTATATTAACTGGATTGCTAGTAGAATTAGAGACTTGGGTATAGACCCTGCTGTTACACTAAGAAATAAATTAGATAATTTAGACATTCAATTGTCTTATAAACTAGCAGGCTTTACTGACAAAACATACTTAAAAGTTTTAGCAGAACAGAATTCTCCCGCAAGTACAACTGACAGTGTCTTTATACCAGATATCGACTACGAGTTGTTCTTACATAAGTCTAATCCTTTAAACAGATTAAGTTATAGTGCGGTTGTTGTTGAAAAAACATCATCGGGTTACAAAGTTGAAGGATATGATTTAGATAATCCTTTCTTTAGAGTTGTTCCTAGCAGAAACAACAGTAAGAGAAACATCACACAAATTAATATTTTTGGAACAGAAGTAGAAGTAAACAACGACTTTATACCAGTATTTGAGTCTGTTCCATACGGCAAAACATACAAGTCAAAAGAAGAAGTTATTGATTTCTTAATAAGTTATGGCAGATACTTAACTGCTCAAGGTTTTGTTTATCAAGGTAGAGTAGGAACGCTAGGTGAAACTAAATCTTGGTTAACGAGTGCTAAAGAATTCTTAGCATGGGTAGAGCAAGGTTGGGCAGTAGGAAATCTTATTGTCCTCGCTCCTGCATTTGACATGGTCGAGTTGGTATTAGATAATTCAACTGTTGATAATATCTCTAGTGAATTTAGAGGAAGCAGAGTATTAGATCAAAATTTTAACCGTATCAGTAATAAAGATTTACAAGTAAGTAGAATTGGGAATAGCGTAACAATTAAGTCGCTGGAAAATAAAACAATTGGACTTGTGGTACTAAATGAAATTCAGTACGAACATGTGTTTGTTCCTAACAATACCACAGTGTTTAATGATGTTATCTATCAACCAGAGCTAGGTAACAGACAAGGTCGTATTAAACTTGTTGGATTTAAAACAAATAACTGGGATGGAACACTTACTCCAGGCGGATTTATTTTAAATCAAGACAACATACAAAATTGGAAACCAAGTCAAGATTATAAGAAAGGTAGTTTAGTAAAGTTTAAAACTAGATACTATACTGCACTACAGAACGTCACAGGAACAGTTGCGTTCGACGAAACTAAGTGGCAAGAAGTAGATTACGACACCATAAAGAAAGGTCTATTACCTAACTTTGCTAACACAGCGACAGGTATTGAAAAGTTTTATGACATTGATGACATTAACCTAGAAAGCGATAGAGATCTTTTATCTAAGAGCTTAATTGGCTACAAGAACAGAGACTATTTAAATAATTTAGGACTAGATGATACAAGTCAGATCAAGTTCTATCAAGGTTTCATTCAAGAAAAAGGTACGCTTAATAGTATTAACGCATTAACAAGAGCTACCCTTAATAACTTAACATCCAACTTAGACTTTTATGAGGAATGGGCGTTTAGAACTGGCAGTTATGGCGTATTAGATCGTAACCAAGTTATCGAAGTACAAACAAACGATAACGATTACACAAACACAAAGAGCATTGTAAAGTTATTAACATCTAACGAAACTGCTCCTGTTGATATCTTGAGCGTTCCATTTAGTGATGTTTATAAGAGACCTGCACAGTATGATGCAACACCTTTTATCTACAGAACATACGATACTAACTTAAACAAAGATATTAATAAAGCAGGCTTTGCTAGAAAAGACGACATAGACCACACTATATTTGATATAAAAGAACTAGAACTTGCTAGTGCTAATGTAGAGAAAATGGGTGTAGGGCAAGAAGTGTGGGTTGCTAAGGACTGGAGCGGTAGTTGGAACGTTTACAGAATAATGGCAACAAACACAACTCCTATCAGAGTAACAAATGCTACTAACGGTATCATGAAAGTTAAAACAAACACACCAAGTGGTGTTGTTAAGAATGATGTTGTGTTACTAAAAGACTTTAACTTTAAAGTTGATGCACTATATCGTGTAGATAAGGTATTAACAGAAACAGAATTCCAAGTTAAGACTACAGCACTACGTTTAAGTTTGTTAGTAGATCCTAACACCAATGCTCCTGCAAGTTTAGAAGGCTCTGGTAACTTGTACAAGATGCAGAGTGTACGTTACACATATCCTTCGAGAGCAGCCGCAACTGATCCGTTGAACTACTGGAAAGTTGGCGACAAAGTATTCATCGACGAGCACAACACAGCAGGCGATTGGCAAGTATTACAAAAGTCTGAACCATGGACCAACAATAAGAAAAACACATGGGCAAGTGGCAGTGCTGATGACCTGTACGGTAAGAGCGTAATGCTAGGTCACTCTGCTGAATGGAGCGCAGTCGGCGCACCAGGTGAAGGCACAGGTCGAGTAATTATATCCGATGTTAACAGTTTAAATGACTTTGATTTTGCTGAAGTGTTAAGTGCAGTCATTGGTCAAAGCACTGACATCACAGATGACTTTGGTAGCAGTTTAGCAACAGGACAATTAGGCTTTAGTTACGATGGCTCAACAGCATATAACGATGAGTTCTTAGCAGTAGGTGCTCCTGCAACAAACGGTAGCAGAGGAGCAGTCGTAATCTTTAGAAGAAGAAACGACACGTGGACAACACATCAGTACATTGCTCCTCCTTACAGCGCAAGTGCTGGAGCAGAGTTTGGTAAAGCAATAGCAATGAGCAAAGATGCCCGTTGGTTATATGTTGGTGCTCCAGGCGATAACAGAGTTGAAGCATTTGGTATAGACGTAGCACTAGAAGAAAAGTCTTATACTATTGAAGGTGACGGTAGCACTACTGTGTTTACTTTAGACTTCACACCTAAGTCATTGACAAGTATTACTGTTATTGATAACGCTGATAAGATTTATAGACATACAACAGACTATACACTTAGTGGTGATCAATTAACGTTTACTAGTGCCCCTGCTGATGCAATTCTTATAACAGTTTCTCAACCTTTCTACTACAAGTACGAAGCATCACTTACAGCAAGCGACGGAGACTCTGGTGATCAATTTGGAGCAAGTGTTTGGTCAAGTACAGACGGAACACAGGTTGTTATTGGTGCTCCAAGACATGACAACGCAGGTGACGACAGTGTAGTAGATTCAGGCGCCGCCTACTTATTTGATAGAACAGTAGAAGCATTTGAAGGCGACGGTAGCACAACAGCATTTACAACTCAGCGTACAATGGACGCAGACGTTAACAAAGTTACAGTTAACGGTGTACTACAAGATGTACGTAAAGGCAGTGATGTCTATTACGATTATACAGTATCAGGCACAACACTAACATTTAACACAGCACCAGCATCAAGTGCAATTATTAAGTGTGATACAAACACATTTATACAGATGCAAAAGTTTGCAGAACAAACTGCAAACGAGCGTGGCGTTGGTAATGAATTTGGTAAGAGTGTACTAATTTGTCCTACAGACTGCTCTATATACTTAGGTAATCCAAGTGATGATCCTAGAGAACTACGCAACTCGGGTAGTGTTGATCGTTACGTTAACCAAGGTAGAGTATACGGTACAATTACAAGTACAGCAACAAGTCCTACAGTTACAATAGGACACAGTATTAGAATTAACGACTTTGAAGTTGTGTTTACTGGCACAACAGTAGATAGTGTTAAGACAGACATTAATACGGCAGGTATTGCAGGAGTTACAGCATCGGTAACTGGCGGTGTACTTACTATTTCAAGTTCGAGTACAATACAGTTACAGAAACTTAAGGTTCTTCCAGGATTAGGCACAGGACTTAGCGACTTAGGACTAAGTGTATTTTACTATGCACAAACTATCCTAGCACCTAAGGGTAGAACTAACAGCAACTTTGGTGATACACTAGCAATTAGCGATGATGCGTTAACATTATTTGTTGGTGCTCCTAATTGTACAATGCGTGTTAACATGCAGTTTGATGTTGACGCTACAGACGGTGAACCAGACACAACATTTGATATAGACAGCACTACATTCTTCGACACCAATCCTAAGTCTGGTGCGGCGTATGTGTTTGAATATTTAGACAATCCACTTAATGATGTTACTGATCCTGGTAAGTTTGACTTTATACAAGAACTGGAAGTTAGTAGTGCAACTGACGACATGGCAGAAGAAGATCGTTTCGGTGTTAGCATTAGCATAAGAGGAAATTATGCTATTGTTGGTGCAGAACAAGATGACGAAGAAGGCACAGACGCTGGCGCAGTATATGATTTTGATAGCAGTGGTCTTAAAGGTTGGAAAGTATTAAGACAGAAAACTCCTCAAGTTGAAGTAGACGCTATTAATAAAGCATACTTGTATAATAGAGACACAAAAGAAATATTAACATACTTGGATGTGTATGATCCTGCTAAAGGTAAGATCGTCGGACAAGCGGCACAAGCACTAGATTACATTTCTAGTCAAGATCCTGCACTATACAATTCTAGCGCATGGACATCAGACCATGTAGGCAAGTACTGGTGGGATACTGATCAAGTTAGATACATGGACTATGAGCAAGGCAGTTATTTGTACAAGAGCAATAACTGGGGTGCGTTTTTCCCAGGCTCGACTGTTAAAACTTATGAATGGGTTAAAACAGATGTGTTGCCAAGCGATTATGTAACCGCAGGATACAACGGTGTTCCTAAGTATGCGAACGACATAAACTATGTCGAAGTTACTACTAATGAAATAAACACTGGCACAGAAAAAACTTACTACTACTATTGGGTTGGTGATAGAACAGAGACTGATGGAATGGACAAGCGATTGACTACTAGCCAAGTTGATTTGTTAATAACAGATCCTGTATCTCAAGGCGTACCTCATATAGCAATTATGGAAAACAACTTAATTGGATTGTTTAATTGCCAAAACTACATTAACGACGATTATACTATTTTAGGCGTAAACTACGACACAAGTTTAAATGAAGCAGTTCTGCATAATGAATTCCAACTTGTACAAGAAAGCAAGCAAGACACTGCCTTACCGTCAAACATTGTTAATAAATTATTTGATAGTTTGACTGGTGAAGACGTTTACGGAAATGCTGTACCGCAACCAAACTTGCCTGCAAGCGAACGTTATGGTATAGACATTAGACCAAGACAAACAATGTTTGTTAACAGAAGCAATGCTTTAGAATCATTCTTTACATACATCAACACAGTTATGTCAAAGAATCAAATTGTAGAAACAAGATCATTAACACAGTTATTAGAAAAAGAAACAACTCCTACAAAATCTACGGGTGGCTGGACTGAAAGTGTGAACACTTACGCAGAGTTGAAGTTTATTGATACGGATCTGTACTCAGACGGTTACAGAGTATTAGTACTAGCAGACGAGTTGTTTAATAGCGGCGGATGGTCATTGTACGAATTAGATGTTGTTGATTCTAGCACACGCAACTGGGTACAAGTGGACAAGCAAGCATATGATACAACAAAGTATTGGAAGTACGCAAACTGGTACGCAACTGATTTTGACGGAACAACAATACCTGATTATGTTGTGTCTACTAGAAACGGTTTAGAGGAACTGTCTCTCAATAGCGGAGACATTGTTAAAGTTAGCAACAGAGGAAATGGCTTATTTGAAATACTTCGTGTAAAGGCAGATGGTACACCTGAAGTTGTTGGTTTGGAAGACGGGACCATTGAGTTCTTAAGCACAATATGGACAGAAGCACTATCAGGACTGTGGGACGAGTATAACATATACGCAACAGGAAGTGCTACTGGCGTACTAACAATAGGCGCAAATGTAAACTCTATCTGGGGTGTAGGTCAAGGTGATACAGGATATGGTCAATCAGGACTACTTACTGTTAAAGAAACAGACGTTGATCCTACCGAAGCAGAATGGCAAGCAATGTACGATATCATAACATTAGCCGGAGGTCATCAAGACACTACATTGTTAGAAATGGGTACTACTGATGTTGATCTATTCTTAGATAACATTACTGCTAACATCAACAATATCTATAACAACAGATTAGTTACTAGAGCTACTAACGTAGCAATAAGTAAAAACATTACTTCTACTGGTGCTTGGCAAGAAAGTGCAACACAGGAAATTAGATATACTTGGGCAGATCCAGATGAAGCAAGATACTTCTTTAATGCTGGTGGATTCATTACAGTTGATCCAAGTGTTGTTGATTATACAAGTGACGAAAAAGCACGTAGTTGGGACGCATTGACACAGATGTGTGGTGCTATAAAGATTGGAGCACACTCTACCACAGTGATCGGTGATACTATTACTGCTACTGTTACAGAAACACATACAAGTAGTATAAGTGCTGTAACATCTAACAAAGGTTACTATGATTTAACAAGTACTGAAACATTAATATTCAGTAAAACATTGACAACGCCAGCATCACCATACTTGGATGGCAGTCCTAATAGAGTACAAATTTATGCTAGTACAAATGGCGTAGTTGGAGATAACGCAGACAACGGAACGATAATTACTATTAAGGTAGTATTAGAAGATGCTACAACAGATCCAAGTGATGCAGATCCGTACACAATGGACGGAACAGTTAAAACAGTTTCATCATATTACGAACCTACCTCGTCAAGACTACAAAAGACTTGGTCGGTGCCAGCAGTAACATTGTTTAGTAAGACACACGAATAAAGGGATATAGATGGCGGCATTAAATGCAACAGAGATTAGGAACTTATTAGAAGCACTAAACGAAGATATCCTAATAGACGACTTAAGCATAGAAAATCGAAATGCTTTTTTTGTACTGATTAGACATATACTGTCTGAACAAAAATCTGTTGACTATGCTTTTAAAACTTCCTTGCTGACAGTGTTCCATAAGTTGAGAGAACTAGAACAAAACCCTAACTATCAACTTGATAACCAAACTTACTTACAAGATTACATTAACGAGGTTAAGCCTTATCATAGTAAGATCAGAGAATACGTATTAAACTACACAAAGACTGATAACAATTACACTGGTAACAGTGACTTTGACTTGCCAGCATATTATGACAGTAGCGTTGACAGATATAGAAGTCCGTCAGGCGAACTACAAACAGACCCAGAACGATTATCTACAGATCCTTTGTATATTGATTGGTATAACAATCACAAGTTACAAGTACAAAGTATTTCCATTTACGAAGGCGGCTCAGGCTATACAGAATCTCCTACAGTAACTATTACTGGAGGCGGTGGATCAGGAGCAACTGCTGAATCAAGAGTTGTTAATGGTGTAGTCACAACTATCAATGTTACCAACAAAGGGTCAGGGTACACTACTACGCCTACAGTAACAATAAGTGCGGCTCCAGCAACTGGCACCACTGCTAAAGCATACGCACAACTTGGTAACAATACATTAGTAAGATCCTTTAACACAACAATTAAATTTGACCGTATTACTTACGGACATAATATTAAGAATTGGGCCGCAAGTACAGCGTATACAGAAGACGATTATATTAGATACCAAGGAAAAGCATATCAAGCAACAGCAAGTTTTACATCGGGTGCTAGTTTTAGTTTAACAAACTTAACAGAACTAGGTGGTAGCGAATTTGACAATGCTAACGATAGAATTATGGCATTGTATAATCCAACCGACGGTATGCCAGGTAGAGACCTTAATCAGTTAGTTGACGGTTTAGAATACAAAGGTGTATTAGTACAGGATCTTAATACAACTTATAGCGATGCTAGTAGTATCGAAGCAAGTGCTGATTACTACGATACATTTATTAGCAGTGAATTTACAGACACTAACTTGGGTACTAGACCAGAAGATATTAACGTAGTTGGTGGTGC